CTTCCCGGTCCCCGACGGCGGGGGAGCCGACATCCACACCGACCAACCGCAGGCCCGCCGCCTCGAGTACGGCTTCATGAACATGACCGACTCCCTCGGCCGCTACTACCGACAGCCGCCGTTCCCGCACGTCGAACCCGCCGTGGACGAGATCTCCGAACAGTACGTCGACGCTTTCAAGGACGCCTGCGACCGGATCTTCAGGAGCTGACCGTGATCGACCGACTCCCTGTCACCGAAGGGTTCATCGCCCTGCTCGCCACGCTGACCCAGTTCCCGGTGGGGGAGCGCACCGTGCCCCTCGACCCGGCCACCGGCAACCCCGTGCCGCCCCCGTACACGATCGTCGACCCCCTCGACCACCGCGGCGACGACAACACCCTGGCCGACACCGGCAGCGCGGCCGTGTCCGACTACCAGGCCACGTTCGTGTCCGGGCCCGTCGCCGGCCAGCCCGACAGCCGCGGCGGCGGCGGCCAGTCCCAACTCCTGGCGGACCGCGGCCGCCGCGTCGTCGAACGCCCCCCCAACGGGGCCGCCGGCTACCTCCACCCCCTCGACGTCGGCGACGGCGTCGGCTGCTACCGGCGCGAAGCGCGGGAAGCGGGGGGAACCTCAGACGCAAACGATGGAATCATCACCAGTGTGATCAGGTACCGGCTGTACCTGGAGAAGACCGCCTGACCCTTCGGGGCCGGGATGCTTGTTCGACCGCACCGCGGCGGGACCCCACGCGGACGCCACCAGGCAGGTGGCCGCCACACAACACACGTGTAGCAGGGGCCCCAAACGTTCGGCCCCTATCCGCGAGGGGCCATTCATGAGGTTCAACCGCAAGGGCACAACGAAGATCGCGTTCGTGCCGTCGATCGCGTCCAGCGCCTACATCCCGACCGCCGCAGAGCTTGCCGCCGGCACCGACTACACCAAGCAGATCCGCACCATCGACGGCTGGAACATTGCCAACCAGCCCATCTCGACGCCCGACATGGACTCCACGTTCGTCGGCAAGATCGAGGGTGACGACGAGGCCGCCGACAGCAGCCTCGGCTTCTACGAGGACGACGAACTCGACGACATCGAGACGGACCTGGCCAAGGGCACCACCGGCTTCATCGTCATCTACTCCAAGGGCAAGACACCCGGGTCCAAGGGCATGGACGTCTTCCCCGTCCGGGTCGCCTCCAACTCCAAGGGGTATTCCACGGAGAACGAGGCCGCGCCGATCAACGTGCAGTTCGTGATCACGGACCGGCCGGCGCAGAACTTGACCGTGCCCTCCCCGGGAACGGACGAGGTGCAGACGGTCACCATCACCGGCGGGCCCACGGGCGGTACGTACACGCTCACTTTCTCCGGGCAGACCACCTCCTCGATCGTCTACAACGCCACCGCGTCCGCCGTGCAGTCGGCCCTCGAGGCGCTCTCCAACATCGCCCCCGGCGACGTCGCCTGCGCGGGCGGCCCGCACCCGGGCACGCCGATCACCGTCAACTTCGGCGGCGGCGCCTACGACGGGGCCGACGTCCCGCAGATGACCGCCTCCGGATCGTTCACGGGCGGCACCAGCCCGGCCATCGCCGTCACCACCACCACACCCGGCGGCTGACCGCACCCGCAGATCCCCCTGATCCCCCGGCCGGGCCCGCAGCGTACTCGGGAAGGGCGCCGCGGGCCCGGCCGGGCCTTCCCACACGGAGACCCGAATGACCAGCACCAACGGATGGGCCGACAAGCAGAAGCGCCTCGACGCCCGCGGCAAGGCCACCTCCACGCTCACCATGTACGACGACCCCGACGTCCGCGACCGCTACCTGACGGCCAAGCAGAAGGCCGAGCAGGCAGACGCCTACCTGGCGCGCCTGCCCAAGGATGCCGACCCTGAGGCCCGCACCCTGGTGGAGAGGCAGGTCGCCGAGGCGGCCGCCGAGCTCCAGACCGCGATGGAGGAGAAGGACGCCCACTCCGTCGTCCTGACCTTCCAGGCACTGGACCGCCAGCGCCTCGAGGAACTCGTCGCCAAGCACCCCCCGACCGAGGAGGACGAGGAAGCCGGCCGCGACTTCCACCACGACTCCTTCGCCCCCGTCCTGATCTCCGAGGCCTCCCTGGACGAGATGCCACTGGAGTACGCCCAGAACGCCATGCGGACCTGGTCGCTGTCCGACTCCGACGACCTGTGGCTGGCCGCCTGGACAGTCCAGCGACGCAAGCGGACCGACCTGGGAAAAGGCTGATCGACGATGCCGCCTTCCGCGCCGAGATGGAGCTGTGCCGCGAGTACCGCATCCCGCACAGCCACTTCCGCGGGCACGGCGACGGCACCTGGTCCGACCTCGACCGCCGCAAAGCCCTCGCCTACGCCGACTACCTCAAGACCGTGTGCCCGAACTGCGGAACACGCGAAGAGGAGTGGAACGAGCGCACGGGCGGCGACGAGGACGCCTACCGGGCCATCAGCCACCGCTGCATCGGCTGCCAACTCCTGGCCGACAAGCAGAAAACCGTCCCCGACGGCGACGAAGGCCACGGGGTGAAGGTCCTGCTCATCCCGACCAGCGTGCACGCCGCCATGCAACTCCAGCGCCACCACCACGACGACTAGGCCAGGAAGGAGCCCGCCGGTGACCGAGTGGAACCTCAACGTACGCCTGACCGGGCAGGGCTCAAGCCTGCGCTCCACCCTGCGTGACCTGACCGGCGACGCCGACCGCGCCGACCGCGCCGTCAACCAGCTCCGCGACGACATTCGCCAGCTCCGCCAGGACGCCCGCGCCCCCATCAAGGTGCGCCTCGACGTCGACGCCGACCACCTGCGCGCCGACGTCAATGCGGCCATCAACGCCGCCGACACCGGACAGGGCCTGGCGGTCAACCTGCGCCTGGCCAACAGCATGCAGCTACGCAACGAGGTCCAGGCCGCGGTCCGCTGGGCATCGTGGGGCCACCGCATCAACATCCCTATCGGGCTGGCCGACCCGATGCAGCTGCGCCGCGACGTCACCGCCGCTGTGCGCTGGGCATCGGACAACCAGACCATCCGCATCCGCGTCGTCCCGGACACCAGCGCCCTGAACGACCTGGGCGGCAACCGCAACAGCGGCGGTGGCGGCGCCGCGATGGGCGGGCTCAAGGGCCTGCTGGTGATGGCGCCCGCCGCGATCCCCCTGGTGGCCGGTCTGACCGCCAGCCTGGGCCCGCTCGCCGGGCAGCTGTTCACCGCGGGCGGCGCCGCCACCGCGTTCGGCATCGCTCTGGCCGGACAGATCGGGCCCCTCTCCGAAGTCGCCGACGCGGAGAAGAAATACCAGGACGCTGTCCGCGAGCACGGCACCGCCTCCGCCGAAGCGATCGGCGCGCAGATCAAGTACCAGAAGCTGCTGGCCGAACTCCCCCCGGAGACACAGAAGGCCGCCGTCTCCCTCGCCCAGTTGAAGACCACCTTCAAGGACTGGTCCGACGACATGTCCGGCTTCACCATGCAGCCGGTCACCAAGGGCTTCACGATCCTGGAGCATCTGATCCCGCGCCTGTCGCCGGAGGTGGAGTCGTTCTCCGGTCAGTTGGACCGGCTGATGGATGTGGCCGGCGGCGCCATCACCACGCCCGGATTCGATGCGTTCTCTGACCGCGTCGGGAAACTCACCGAACAGAACCTGGACGACTTCACTGACCAGGTCATCCACCTGATCCGGGTGGTGTCCCAGGGAGACGCCGACGCAGGCGTCCTCGGACAGATCATGGACTACGCGCGGGAGAACGGCCCTGAAGCGCGTGAGGCGTTGAACGCGATCGCTGACGCGGTCGGCACGCTCGCCGAGGGCGCCTCGCAGGCCGGCCCGACCCTGCTGACCCTAGTCACCGCGGCAGCCCGACTGGTGGCTGCGCTGCCGCCGGAAGCTGTCGCGGTCATCATCCAGATCGCTACCGCGCTGAAGCTCCTGCAACTCGCTGGTGCCGGGGCGGCCGCGGTTGCCGGGGGAGTAGCTGCGATCGGCACCCGGATCAGCGCCCTGACCGCCGTGGCCACGGCCGCAGGCGGAGGACTTGCCGGTCTCCAGGCCGCGTTCATGTCGCTGGGGGTGGCGGCCCGGGCGTCCATCATCGTGGCCGGGATCGCCGCCGTAGTGGTCGTTCTGAGCCAGCTGTCCGACATCGGCAAGGAAGCACCGCCGGACGTCGACAAGATGACCTCCTCCATGGCCAAGCTCGGGCAGACCGGGAAGGCCACTGGTGAAGCAGCCCGGGTCTTCGGTAAGGACCTGGGGGGCCTGGCCGACAGCCTGCGCACCCTGGAGCGGCCCTCCAACCTCGACAAGACCCAGCAGTTTCTCACCTCCCTCGTCGGCATGGACTCCACGCCCATCAAGGAGGCCAAGGAAGACCTGGACTCCGTCGACAAGGCCCTGGCCAACCTGGTCAAAAATGGCAAGGGCGAGTTGGCGGCGGCCGCCTTCGAGCGGGTGGCGGCCGCCATGAGCAAGGAGGGAATGACCCGCAAGGAACTCACCGACCAGCTGGGCGACTACAAGTCCGCCCTGGCTGACGCGGCGTTCGAGGCGCAACTGACCGCCGAGTCCCAGGGCATCTTCGGGCAGGCTGCACAGGACACCGCCGCCAAGCTGGACGCGCAGAAGGCCTCCGCCGACGGTCTCGCGCAGTCGATTCTCGCCCTCAATGACATCAACAGGGCCGCCGGGTCCGCCATGTCCGCGTTCGAGCAGTCCATAGACGACGCCACCGAAGCGGCCAAGGACCACGGCGGTGCGTTGAAGATGCGCGACGGTGAGCTCGACCTCGGGTCGGAGAAAGCACGCGAGGCCGAGAAGGTCCTGTCCGACCTGGCCGCGAACACCCAGGCCGCGGCCACCTCCGCGCGCGAGCAGGGCAAGTCCTGGGAAGACGTGCAGGGCATCATGAGCCGCGGCCGGAAGACGTTCATCGAGAACGCCGACGCGATGGGACTCAACAAGGAACAGGCCAAGGCCCTCGCCGAGACCTACCTGAGCATGCCCGACAGCAAGAAGTTCACGCTGGAGATGCGCACCGAGGACGCCATCACCGGCCTCGACTCGGTCATCGCAGCGATCGAGAAGACCCCCAACAAGAAGTCGGTGACGGTCGACGCGCTCACCTCCGACGCGATCGGCATGCTCGAGGACCTCGGGTTCACCGTCAAGAAGCTGCCCAACGGCAAGTTCTCCGTCACGGCCAACACCAAGACGGCCAAGGAGCGGCTGGCCGCCGTGCAGGCGGCCCGGGATGGGCTGCACAACAAGACCATCACCCTCTCCGCGCGGGACCGGGCCAGCCAGGTCGCGGCCAGCATCCAGACCGCCATCGACAAGATCCGCGGCAAGACCGTCGACGTGTACGTGGTGCAGCACACCCTCGGCGTGGAAGGGACCGCAGGCCGCAATGCCCGCAACTACCAAGCTCGCGGCAGTGTTCTGGACTTCTACGCCCGCGGTGGGATCCGCGCGTACGCGGGCGGCGGCATGGAGCCGGGTGACCGTCCCAACCAGCACGTCGCGCAGATCGCCCGGGCCGGAACCTGGCGGGTGTGGGGTGAGGACGAGACCGAGGGCGAGGGCTACGTGCCTTTCCGCAGGTCAGCGCGCCCCCGCTCCCGCGCCATCACCGAGGAGATCGTCCGCAGGCTGGGCGGCGACCCGAACAGCATCCAGTGGAACGCCGACGGGAACATCACCGACTGGCGCTACGACCCCCAGACAGGCTCCCTGTACTCACCTTCGGACGCCGGCACGGCCGGTCACAAGACGAAGAAGGTCAAGGGCAAGGAGGTCGACTACTTCGACCTCGGTGCGGTCGAGAAGAAGCTGAAGTCCGCGGCCAAGGCCACCCAGGCGTGGAACAAGGACCTCGAAAAAGTCGCCGACCGGGTCGGCGGGGACGTCGCCGAGGCCCTCGCCGCGATGGGCGAGGACGGCATGAAACTCGCCGACAAGATGGCCAACGGGTCCACCAAGTACATCAACGACATGGCCCGGGCCCTGCGCGACCTCCAGAAGGTCGCCAAGGCGACCCTGACCGACTACACCAGACAGCTGACCAGCGCCAACAAGGTCAACAAGGAGTTCGCCGACGACCTCGCCCGGCTCGCCTCCATGGGATACGGCGACCTCGCCGCTCAGCTCGCTGCCCAAGGCGATGAGGCCGCCCAACAGCTCGCCGACGCCGCCACCAAGGACCCGTCCAAAGCCAAGAAGGCCGACGCGGAAGTGAAGAAGGCCAACAACGCCCTCACCTCGGAACAGGTCCAGGAACTGGTCCAGATCATCGCCGCGATCAAGACCAGCAAGACCGGCATCCACGACGTCGCCTCCACCACCGGACTCGGCGAGGACGAGATCATCGCGGTGGCGAATAAAGCGCACGCGCAGATCCGCTCCAGCCTCGGATCGCGCGCCGTGAAGTTCCTCGAGGACCTGAAGAACGCCAACGCGCACAAGGCGTACGCCAACGGCGGCATCCGCGCCGGGATCTACGCCACCCAGAACGGCATCATCAAGTTCGCGGAGCCGGAGACCGGCGGCGAGGCCTTCCTACCGCTGTCCCCGAGCAAGCGCCACCACGCCATGCCCGTCCTCGCCGACGTCGCACGCCGCTTCGGCGTGGGCATCACCGACGGGCAGAGCGCGCGCACGGTCATAATCCGCGAGCAGGGCCCGCTGGTCGGCTCCTCGCACTTCCACATTGGCGACCGCCGCTCCGACCGCGACCTGGCCCGGGACATCGAAGCCCGCCAGTCCTACCAGCTGCGCCGCCTCGGACGCGGCGGAGCATTCGCTGGCAGCGCGGGAGGAAGCCGATGAGCACCCCCGTCGAGCTCCAAGACGGCCAGCACGAACTTGCGGGCTTCCTCATCGGCCGCGGAACCCCTGTGGTGATCGCGGAAATCGCAGGGATCGGTCGGGGAAAGCAGCGCACCGCCGACGTAGAGCCGCCGGGCGAGGACGGCCTGTGGCTGGGCGCCGACTACTACACCGGCCGCACGCTACGGATCGCGGCCGGCATCAGGGTGCCGGGCAACCCGTCGGGCGCGCTGGACGTCCTGTCCGGCCTGGAGGACGCCACCAGTGATGACGACGTGCGTCTGGTCGGCGGCGCCACCCAGGACCTCAGGCTGAAGTTCGCGGGCCGCCCCGCGCGCGTGGTGCGCGGCCGGGTGCGGAAGTTGGACGCAGACGTCTCCACCGCGAAGAACGGCTGGATCCCCCTCGACATCGAGTTCACCGCCTCCGACCACCTCTACTACGCGGACACCGCAGAGAGCACCTCCATCCCGCTGGGCGGGCTCACCGAGGGCGGCATGACGTTCCCGCTGATGTTCCCCTTCACCATCGCCGACACCGCCGGAGCGGTCGGCCGGCCCGGATTCCTGGACGTGGCGGGGAGAACCACCACCTGGCCGCTGCTGCGGATCAACGGGCCGTGCGCCAACCCCACCATCACGCACGTCGCCAGCGGCCGGACGCTGACCGTGCAGGCGTCCATCGCCACGGGGGAGTGGGTGGAGATCGACACCCGTCCCGGGCGGCGCAGCGTGCTGCGCAACAACGGCGGCGGCGTCCCGCTCTCCGCGACCTCGCGGATCGACACCTTCCAACTCCGTCCCGGGGTCAACGAAATCCACTGGACCGCGACCGACCCGACCCTGACCAGCACCCTGGCCGTCACCTGGTGGCCGGCCTACAAGGCCCTCTAGGAGACATCCGTGGCCCTGCACCCGGTACCCATCGCAACGAAAGACGCGGAGCACTCCGCCCAGCAGTTCCGCATGATGATCAAAGACTTGGCGCGGGACAACGAGGGCGTCACCACCGGCCTGGACATGAAGGTCACCGCCCTTGGCACCCCCGGTGCCGGCGTGCAGATCGGCGACGGCTCCGCAGTCATCGCCGGCAAGGTGTCCCCGGTCCAGGGCTACTACAACGCCTACAACATCGGCACCGACACGGTGCTCATCGGCGCCACCGGCGGGGTGGGACGCTCCGACATGCTGGTGCTGCGCGTGGAGGACCCGGAGTACGAGGGCACCCGCGACCCGGCCGAAGACCCCATCGTGTTCTTCGAGGTCATCCCCAACGTCAGCTCCTCCGCAACTACGGTGCCGTCCGGTTACTCCGCGATCCCGCTGGCCCGCATCGACATCCCCGCCTCGACAGCCACCATCACTAACGCGATGATCAAGGACCTGCGGAAGGTAGCCAACCCGCGCCGCGAACGCAACCTGTATCCGTTCTTCTACTCTGGGGCGCTGACCCAGATCAGCGGCACGTCCGGCACTTGGCAGAACTTCCCTGCCGCCGTCACCTGGTCCGTCCCTATCCCCGCCTGGGCAGCCAAGGCGAAGATCGTGATGACGGCGGCGTCCGTACGCCTCGACGACGGTTTCGTCTTCGGTGGTTACACCTTCCAGCTCGGCACCAAGGAAGCCGACGAGCCCGTCAACATCGACGACAACCAGGGCACCGGAGTACGCCGCCAGACCTTCATCACCGCCGACACCATGTCCCTGACCGACACCCTCGGCGAACCCATGCGCGGCACCACCCAGACTCTGCGCCCGAAGATGCGCTGCACCTCCGGCAATGCCGGAAAGATCGGCGCGGATGGGGCCACCACGTTCATCGCCGACGTGGAGTTCGAAGAGGCCGCCCTGTGACACGCTGGCGGTACTGGACCCAGCACGCCCTGACCGACGCGCAGCTGCACCCCGCACTGCCGTTGTCCGGGGTGGAGTTCGGCAACGAACTCAACGGGCCCGGCAGTCTCACCGGCACCCTCAAGCCGCGCTTCGTGACCGCGAACGCGGCCGCACTGCTGCCCCACACCGCGCTCATCTACGCCGAGGCCGACGGCATGCTGCGCTGGGGCGGCATGATCTGGGACATCACCGCCGAGGACGATCAGTACCGCATCGAAGCGGCCGGCTGGTCCTCCTACCTGAACAAGCGGCATGACACCCACGGCAACTTCGACGGCCGCGGCCCCTACGTCTACCAAGACCCCTGCAAGGTCATCCGGGACTTGTGGGCATACGCCCAGGAGCAGCCCGACGGCGACCTCAAGGTCGTCGTCGACGCCACCACCTCCAGCGCCACCGTGGGCACACCCGCCGAGCCCTGGCACTCCTACTGGTACGAGACCCCCAACCTCGGCGACCAGATGGACGACCTGGTCAGCGAGGACGGCTCCCCCGAATACACCAACACCTGCCTCTATCAGGCCAACGGCACCGTCAAAAGGCGCCTCGTCCTGGGCTACCCGCGCCTCGGGGCACGCCGCACGGACATCTCCTTCCGCACCGGCGTGAACATCATCGACGCTCCGCCCGTCAATTACTCCGGCGACGACTTCGCCAACACCGTCATCGCCACCGGTTCCGGCGAGGGCACCGCCACCCGGCGCGCCGAGGACTCCGTCCGTGACGGCGGCCTGCGCATGGAGTCCGTGCTGTCGCTGCCCACCGTCAATGGCAACGACGTCCTCGGACGGCGCGCGGCCGCCGAACGCAAACGTCTCCAGGCCATGGGCGAGGTCACCTCCATCACCGTCCGCGACCACCCCAACGCCCCGCTGGGCTCCTGGCAGATCGGCGACGACGTCTTCGTGGCCGTGCACAACCAGTGGACGTCGTGGACCGGATGGGCGCGCATCATCGCCGACGCCTACCAGCCCGGGGACAACGACGATCAAGCCGTCTTGACCCTCCGGCGCGCTGATGCCTTTCACTACGGCTCCCCGGAGGACATCTGATGGCCAGGAGCATCGCCGCCGAGATCGCCGCCCTCAAGCGCGACGTCGCGCAGGTCAAGAAGGGCCAGCGGTACGCGCACGGCGGCAGCATCGAGAACTCCGCCCTCCTGGTCAACAGCGGCACAGGAAGCCTGCGCGCCATCGTCGGCGTTCAGGCCGACGGCACGACCGCAGTGAACATCGTCAACGGTCCACCGCCGCCCCAGCCGTCCGCACCGGTCGTCGCCTCCGTACTGGGCGGGGTCACCGTCGCATGGGACGGGACGTTCACCGGCGGCACGCTGATGCCGCTGGACTGGGCGCGCGTTGAGGTCCACGCCTCCACCAGCTCCTCCTACACCCCGACCGCGGCGACCCTTCAGGGGACGATCGAGACGGCGCAGGGCGCCACCGTCGTCGTCCCCACCGACGACTCCGTCTACGTGGTTCTGCTGGCCCGCAACACCTCCGGCACCGCCAGCGCCCCGTCGTCCACCGTCGGCCCGACCGGGCCCGCCGCGGTGGTCGCATCGGACATCCTCGACGGGGCTGTGACGACGCTCAAGCTGGCCGCGGGCGCTGTCACCGAGGCGAAGATCGCAGCCGGGGCCGTGGGCACCACCGCCCTGGCCGACGGCGCCGTCCTGGGCGACAAACTCGCTGACGCCGCCGTCGAAGTCGGCAAAATCGCCAACGGTGCGGTCGTCCTGAACACCCTCGGCGGGCCCCTCGCGGACACCGCCGGCATCCGCTACGCCGACTACTTCCGCGACCCCGACGCTTGGGCGCAGCTGTCCGCCGCGGGCGGCGGCACCTGGGACATCGACGAGACCGCCACCGGAACCCCCTCCGGCGGCGGGAAGCTGGTCGCCACCGGCGAAGTCCAGCTCGCTGCCAAGGCGCTCATCCCGCAGGACTCCGACGCCCTGTATCGGGTCCTGGTGCGCGTCCGCGCCACCGCCCAAGACCCCTCCGGCCCGGCCACCGTCTACCTCGGCGTGGTCGGCGTGGCCGAGGACGGCGTCACCCTCGTCAACCGGGCGGGCGCCGCCTCCAACACCACCCAGCACTACGCCTGCTCCTCCGGCGGCACCCTGGGCACAGCGGACGGCTGGAAGACCTACGTCGGCTGGATCCAGGGCCACTCCGCCACCGGCGCCACCGCCCCCGCCGGGCCGGCCACCGACCCCCGCTCCCCGGAACTCACCCACGCCGACGTCCGCTTTCTACGCCCCATGGTGTGGCTGAACTTCGGCAAGAACACGGCCGCGGTGATGGAGGTGGACGCGGTCACCGTCGAGGTGGTCCGCACCGGGGTGGTCGGCTCCACCAACCTCATCACCGGCTCCGTGACCGCCGGTGCCATCGCCACGGACGCCGTGACAGCTGGCAAAGTGGCTGCGGATGCCATCACGGCGAGGGAACTGGCCGCCGGGTCGGTGACCGCGGCGGAGGTCGCGGCCGGCGCCATCACCACCGACAAACTCACCGTCACCGGCGGCGCCAACCTCCTCACCGACCCCAGCTTCGAGGGCGCCTACACCGCATCCATCATCGCTGGGCAGACGTTCGCCTCCCAGGACACCACCCTCGCCAACGGCTCCGTCACCAGCCTCAAATTCGACTGCACAGCCGCCACGGCAACCACCCGGCAGATCGTCGTCACGAACATCCCCGTCCTTCCCGGCGAGCAGTTCAACCTCGCCTTCGACTACTGGGTGTCCACCGACTGGAACGGCACAGAAGTCGACTTCCAGATCCGGTGGGAGACCGCCGCCGGAACACTGATCAGCTTCGGGAAGGCCACCACCACCAGCCCGGCCCGCACCGCGTGGACCCGGCTGGCCGCGACCGTCACCGCCCCCGCCACCGCAGGCAACGCCAAGGTGCGCCTGGAGTCGGTGGGCGCCACCGTCGGCATCGTCCGCTTCGACAACGCCTCCGTCCGCCCCGTCCTTGGGGGCACCCAGATCCAGGACGGCGCGATCACCACCGAGAAGGTCGTGGCGGGCGGCATCCAGGCCGGGAACATCGCCGCAGGCGCGATCGTCACCGACAAGCTCGCCGCCGACTCCGTCACCGCCGCGAAAATCCTCGCGCTGACCATCACCGGCGACAAACTCGCCGCCAACACGATCACCGTGGGCAAGCTGGCCGCCGGATCCGTAGACGCCACCGCGCTCGCCGCGGACGCCATCACCGGCAAGACCATCACCGGCGGCACCATCACCGGCGCCCTCATCCAGACCGCCGCATCCGGACAGCGCATCACCCTCAACGAGGCCGGCGCCAACAAGGTCCTGGTCTACCCCAGCTCCGGCGGCGCGATCGGAGAGCTGTCGGCCACCGGCCTGCTGGTGAAGGGGACCAACGGCGCCATCCTCTGGCTGGACCCGAACAGCACCTTCCCCAACTTCAGGCTCACCAATGTGACCGGCACCAAGAGCGCCATCATCAACATCTCCGGCGCCGACGCCGTCCTCGGACTGAACTCCGGCCTGTTCACCGCCGCCGACACCAACACCGACTGGAAATGGCGCACCCTCTTCGGCGGGGACTCCTCCGGCAGCACCGACCTGTGGGTCGCCGAACGCGTCCGGGAAAGCTCCCCCTCGACGACATTCCTCGGCGGCAGGATCTTCCTGGCCAACAGCTTCGCCACCTTCGGGTACCGCGACGCCTCCGCCGCCACCGCCGAGGGCTACATCTACTGCGCGCCCGGATCCGTCACGGTCAACGGCAGCCTCACCGTCACCGGCGTCGGGCAACGCACACCTAAGCGCCGCACCACCAATGCCACCCGGACCAGCACCATCACGCCCACAGCCGACACCCAGCTGACGTGGTCGGTCGAAGCGAACTCCGTCTACGCCCTCGAGGGCGTTCTCTTCTATTCCGGGCCCGGTGACTTCCTCATGGGCTGGACGTTCCCCTCCGGCACGGCGGGCACCTGGCAGGGCCTGGGCAACGGCACCACCGTGGTCTCCGGCACCGCAGGCGGTGGAACCCAGCAGGACACCACCTCCTCCTGGGGCTACACGGTGCGCACCGAGACCACCGACCTCGCGGACAACCGCACCTACGGCGGAATCTCCAGCACCGGGTTCGCCGTCCAGGTCCGCGCCACCATCCGCACCGGCGGCACCGCCGGCACCTTCGCCCTCCAGTGGGCCCAGGGCACCAGCAACGCCACCGCCACCACCCTGTTCACCGACTCCCGCCTCACCCTCGAGAAGATCGGATAACGCTGTGGACTACCCGTACACCCGCATCCAGGGCCAGACCGCCAACGAGGACCAGACCCTGTTCGTCAACGTCCACGTGCAAGCCGAGTTCTTCCCCATCGACGAAGCCGCCCTGACCCGCGTCATCCAGCAGTGGCTCCTGGACAACGTCCCCCAGGTCACCGCGACGACCGCCGAACGCCGCGAGCAGATCTACCCCGTCACCACGCTGCTGCCGCTGCCCTGACCTGAGCGGGGGGAACACGCGTCCCGCCCGCCTCTACCCTGATCACTGGGCGACCCTCCGCCCCAAGCAGCTCCACCCCCCGAGGGACGGCCGCACGGCAGCGGCCCGCCACACATCCACCTGGGCGCGGGGAGTTCCAGGAGCCAGGGCGAGTGCCCGACCTCGAGATCCGACAGTACGACGTCACCGGC